CCATGGAATGTGAAAAGAGTTCATGAACCTGAGGGATTCTATGATCTAGTCATGACGACTGGAACATTATATCAACAGTACAATCATGAACAGATTGCAGAGTGGATCCGACGCTCTGCTTATCGTAATGTTTTGGTTGCTGGTATTAAAGACTGGTTGATTCCATATAATTTTGGAACCCCAATTGCCGCAAAAGAAATTCAATACAGACAATACACGCAGTCAGTGATACTATATGAAGTTAGCGCATAATATCGGCACATACAATCATCCAAACTACAACACACGCGAACAAATACTTGCGTGTAACGAGCCCATTGGTTTTGATGGCATTTACAAAAATGTTTATGACAATCAGGACGTTCTTGTTGGCAAATCGGGAATTATGTTTGTAATGGGCGACTTTATGGGTGGTAACAACCACTTTGATTTAGCCCATGTTCCAGCATTAGAAGATTATTGTACATGGGAACAAGTTTATGAACTTTGCGCCAAGTATGATTTTAAACTTGGATGGCATACGTGGAGTCATCGCGATCTGACTCGATTAAATCGTGATGAAATCATGGAAGAAGTCACACCACCATTCCCGATGCAATTTTTTGCATATCCATATGGAACATATAACGATCTTGTAATTGAATGCGTAAAGGAAGCGGGATTTAAAGTCGCGTATTCTGTCACTCAAGGAAGTCAAGACAGAACTGATAAAGACCATCACTTCAAAATCTATCGAGATTATATTCAATGATTACGGTTGTTATATCATCTTATAGATATGGACATCTCGCAGCCCATTGCGTAGAAACTATTCTTGCGCAATCTAAGCCTCCAGAAAAAATTATTTTTGTTGATGACTGTGCTGGGGATTGTTCGCATATTCGTAAACTATATCCTGAAGTCCAGTACATCGAGAATCCAGAAAATTATGGAACTGTGAAGAGTTTTCAGAATATCTTGATGGATAGAGTCAGTACTGAATATTGTATGTTCATCGGAGCAGATAATTGGCTCCGCTCAGATGCAATACAACTGATGACCAGTATCATCAGTATACGTTCTCCTGATATCATCACTTATGATGTGGTGCTAACAGGAAGCCTGAAAGAAACTCGAGTCTCTCATCACCGAGAAGAAGTTAAGAGACACGAAGGTGATTATTACTGGGATAAAACACGCAAGCATCATGGCTCGATGCTATATAAAACAGAACTGGCTCGCAAGGTCGGTGGGTACACTAAATACAACGATACTCTCAATCATACTTGTGAAGATTGGAGTTTGTGGAATAAGATGACAAAAGCAGAAGCAAAAGTTGCACATATTCAGCAACCCTTGCTTTATTACAGGCATCATAGAGAAAACTTTAACAAATATTAATAGGTGTTGATATGTTACCAGAATTACGAATTTATACGACTCCAGATGACATCAAATATCTTTTGTTCGAACAGAACGAAGTTATCTCTGATGAAATTCGAAATCATGGAATTTGGAATGGCGCATGTTTAGATCTTGCTGAAAAGGTCTTAGCAAAGGGTCATTCTGGTAGAGTTATTGACATTGGTGCTGGCTTTGGATCATTCACATTGCCGCTCGCGCTCAAGCATCATGGCTACACATATACTGCGTTTGAACCTCAACCAACTGTAAATATGCAGTTGAATGCAAATATTATTCTAAACAATTTAGACAACGTTCGTGCGTATTCATATGCACTGGGCGAGAAAGAAGAATTATTAGATGCTCCAATCTTAGACGTACATCGTTCTAGCAATCATGGTTCATATTCATTTGATCAGAGAGTGAATCAAATGCGCGGAATGGTTCCACATGATCAAAACGATGTGTTTGAATTTAGAACATTGGATAGTTTTAGATTTGCAAATGTCAAGTTGATTAAAGTTTCTACTCCTGGAATGGAATTCAAAGTCCTTAAAGGAATGCATGAGACTTTGGTTAATAACAATTTCCCTCCTGTACTATTTGAAGCATGGGATATGGATTGGTATAAAGAAGAAAAGGCTAGAGTGCTTGACTTCTTTGCATCGCGTGCGTACGAGCATTATGTTGTTCTTGGTCAGCACATTATGGCATTCAAGACAAAAGCCGCTCATGATTATATCCTAACAGATGGTCCATCTCCAGAATTGGGTAAGTTTACTGTTTTGGAACAGTCACATGACACCAAAGCAGTCCTTGAAAATCAAGCCGCATTAAAGTGATTTGTGAAAGTATCTGTTATTACACCCACAACGGGTAATCCATTCCTTGGTGAATGCATCGCGTCAGTTCGTGCGCAAACATATAAGAACGTTGAACACATTGTAGTGGTTGACGGAAAAGAACGTTGGCAAAAAGCAGACGAAATTTTATTGGCTGCTGAATTTCCAAATGGATCGAATGAACATGTGTGCGTATTACCCTATCCCACAGGCACCAATCGTTATAATGGTCATCGTGTCTATGGTGCTGCCACTTATTTCGCAGATGGCGATTATCATCTCTGGCTAGATGATGACAATCTTCTTGAACCAGATCATATCGAGAAATTGGTCAAACTCGTTCAAGAAAAAAATCTAGATTGGGCATACTCTTTCCGCAAGATCATCGACAAAGACAATAACGTTCTTTGCCTTGATGATTGCGAATCACTGGGTATGTGGGCAAGTATCCTTCATCCGCAAGATTTCTTCGTTGACGTCAATTGCTATTTCGTCAAGAAAGAAGTTGCTGTGCAGATTACGCCAGTCTGGTATCGTAAATTCCGTGAACCTGGACAGATGGAAATCGATAGAGCAATTGCTGCAGTCTTGATGCACCCAAACAACAAACTAAAGTTTGACTGCACTAGGGATTATACGGTAAGATATCGTGTAGGCAATACTGGTCTTTCAGTGCAAGCAGAGTTCTTCCTTAAAGGAAATGAAGCAATGCTACAACGTCATAATGGTAAACTTCCATGGAAGAACTCGTAAAAAAATACATAGAAAGAGTTGAACGCGCAATTGATCATGGTCTTGATCAAGAACGTTGGCTGAAGCGAGAGATTTCAACTCTACGCACAAAACTTGATCAGCAAGTATTCAATATCAATGGAATGTCGACTGCCGAAGTTCGAATTCTGTTGAATGAATTGGTGCAAGAAGATACTAGATATCTTGAGATTGGAATACATCGCGGCTCAACGTTTGTTTCTGCTCTATACAAAAACAAATATCAAAGTGCAACGGCTATCGACCATTTCGGTGGACCGATGTATGGCGATGATATCATTAATCAGTTTCTAAAGAATTGTAAGGATAATAGTGTGAGTGATTTCACGTTGATTCGAAATGATTCTTTTAAACTTACTTCAGAACAAAAGTCTGGAATTCGAGATATTAATTTTTACTTTTATGATGGCGGTCATACAGAACTCGAACACGAGAAGGCTTTGACCTATTACTATGATAATTTGGCGAATGTATTCATCTTCATCGTTGATGATTGGGTTCATATCCCTGCGAAAGAAGGGACCCTGAAGGGTATCGAAAAATTAAATCTTAAAGTTCATAAAAAGTGGGAAATTGGCAAACCTCAACGAGAAAGAGATACTCCAGGACTAACATGGCACAACGGTTTATATCTAGCAGTTTGTGAGAAATAATAATGCACGTAAGACATAAGATACATGGAACTAATAATCCATACGAAAACGTAGATCTTTTAGAAGAAGACCTTCAGGGTTGGGCGAGTGAGCGACCTGTTTTTGAAGAAGTGATAAATCAGATTAAACCAAGAACAATCATTGAAGTTGGTACTTGGAAAGGTAGATCTGCCGTTAACATGGCAAATCTCGCACTCAATCATTGCGATGCAAGAGATTTAGAAATCATATGTGTTGATACTTGGTTGGGTTCTGTCGAACATTGGACTGATAACGCTGAGTTTAAAAACTTCATGCGTAATGGTCGACCAAGATTGTACGATCAATTCTTATCGAATGTTATTCATAGAGGATTGCAGCATATCATCACCCCCTTCCCAATTGACTCAATTAATGCTTATGAAGTCTTTGCACGGTTGGGAGTTGTAGCAGATTTGATTTATATTGATGCAGGTCATGACTACACATCAGTGCATAATGATTTGTATAACTATAGTTCAATCTTGCGACCAGGTGGATATTTAATCGGCGATGATTTCTTCCATAATCCTGTTAAGAAAGCAGCGCATGATGTATTTGGTGAAGATAAAGTAATCCCTTACGGTGAGGATAAGTTTGTATGGATCAAGTGATGAAACCTTGCATTGCATCGATATTCATGAAGAACATCGATCCTAAAATTGTACAACTACAGCAAGAAGTTGTAAAGAAATTTAACAAGTCAAACATTCCGCATTATCCAGTATTGAGTGAGGCTCCTCCTGGATATACGATGGATAAATTAGTTAATATGTTAGAAGCAAGAGAACATAATGTTATCATGTTTCTAGATATCGATTGCGTACCATTAAATGATAATGCGCTTGACTATTTCTTCGACAAAGCATATAATGGTTGGGTGATTGGTGATGCTCAACGAAGTAATCATATTCAAAATGATCAGCATGTATTTGCTGCTCCACACAATGTGACATTCTCTGTTGAAACTTATCGCAAACTTGGCAGCCCATCATTCATGCCAAATTATCGTGGCGATGTCGCAGAAGAGTTGACTTTTAAAGCCAGAGAAGGTAATATTCCTATTGAGATCATTATGCCGTTGCGTTACGATGCTCCACCAATTCGTATGGATTGGGAACCAAAAGATGCACCACCGTATTGGGATCTCGCTGATGGTATGCCGAAGTATGGTATTGGCACAACGTTTGGTGCAGAAGGAAATGAAATGTTCTGGCATATGTACCAAAGTTTTCATCCAGGACAAAACGAACGTTTTATTAAGAAATGTGAGGATTTACTAAATGGCTAATCGTAGTGATTTTTTTAATGCTAAACTTCCACGCAGTATGAAGCGTGCACTTGCCATGGCTGAGACCTATGGTTGGGTTAAAGATGCTCATGAGCGCGGTGATCTTCGTCGATCATTAATTGCTGCTCATACGAATCATGTTGGTTTTAAATTGAAGCGTCACAATACAGAAACCCGTGATGCAGGTGATAGTGAATAATGAACTCGCTATCCGAACTCAAAGAATTATTGATCAGTAAAGAAATTGAGATCAAAGAATTCAATGGGTGGTCATTGAAAGTTGGTAAAGATACTTGGGTTATGGAACATGGTATGTTGTATAGAAATGGTGTACCACAAAGCCTGAGAGAAAAAAATATTTTTGACAATTACAAAAGGAAGAAACAAGATGACAATAGTAGCACTCAAACTCGTAAGTGGCGAGGAATTGGTAGTGGACGTCTCTGCAGAGACGGAGACGATGGTTGAATTCAAGAATCCAGTTGCTTGTGTGATGCAACGTCGACAAGAAGGACCAGTTCTTGGATTTATGCCATGGATGCAAGCAAGTAATGGTCCTTTCGTTGTCAGCAAAGATAAGATCATTTGCTCTGCAGATGTTGCCGATGAAGTGAAAAACGGGTATAATCAAATCTTCGGCGCAGGAATTATGGTGCCGCCAAAAGATTTAATCCTGGGGTGATATGTCCGATTTTTATACCAATGTCAGCGTCTCTGGTCGATATATTCTTCTAAGAGGCGTTGAAAACGATAAGAGGGTCAGACGGAAGGTTGAATTCCGTCCGACCTTTTTTCTTTCCAGCCAAGATAAAACTGAATACACAACTCTTGCTGGAGAGTACGTCAAACCCATTCAGCCTGGAACCATTCCAGAGTGTCGTGAATTTTTAGAGAGGTACGAGAGTGTCGACAATTTTCCTATTTTTGGGAATAATCGCTATGAGTATGCTTATATTGCTGATGAGTATCCTGACGATATTCTTTGGGATGTCAGTAAAATACTTATTGCCTATCTTGATATCGAAGTTGGATCCGAAAATGGATTTCCTGAACCAAGAGATGCAAACGAAGCAATCACCGCAATCAGCATCAAGGTTAAGGGTAATTATTTTGTGTTTGGTTGTGGCGATTATGTCAAGCATCGTGACGACGTGCACTATGCAAAGTGTCGCGATGAGTCCGATCTCATACGACGTTTCCTCGACCTATGGAGCCGATGGCATCCAGATGTAGTCACTGGCTGGAACGTCGAGCAATTCGATATTCCATATCTTGCAAATCGCATCACCAAAATTCTTGGTGAAGATGAAGCCAAGAAACTCTCGCCGTGGAATCGTATCAGCAAACGCGAAACGGTGATGATGAATCGCCCAGTGCAGTTCTATGATCTTTCTGGAATTGCGATTCTTGACTACATTCAACTCTATCGCAAGTTCACTTATTCGCAGCAAGAGTCTTATCGTCTTGATAACATTGCTCACGTTGAGTTGGGTGAGAAGAAATTAGATTATTCTGAGTTCGAAACTCTCCATCAATTGTACAAACACGACTATCAAAAGTTCATTGAGTATAACATCAAGGACGTAGAACTTGTTGAGAAACTCGAAGATAAGATGAAGTTGATTGAGTTGGCTTTGACTCTTGCTTATGACAACAAAGTCAACTACGATGATGTGTTCACTCAAGTCCGTATGTGGGATGCGATTGTGTACAACTATTTGTTACGCAAGAAGATTGTCATCCCGCAGATGTCGCGTAGCGTAAAGAGTTCCCAGTATGAAGGCGCGTATGTCAAAGATCCTATTTGCGGCATGCATGAATGGGTTGCATCATTTGACTTGAACAGTCTGTATCCGCACTTGATCATGCAGTATAATATCTCGATGGAAACTCTTGTTGAGCCTTCGAAGTATAATGACAACATGCGTGGGTTTATTGCTAACTGCAACATCAACGTTGATAATCTACTCAATCAAGAAGTTGACACAAGCATTCTAAAAGATCTTGGCGTTACGGTGACGCCGAATAGTCAGTTGTTTCGCACTCAAGAGCAAGGTGTGTTGCCTGAGATTATGGATAGCATGTACAAAGATCGTACACGCTATAAGAAGTTGGCGCTTGAAGCCAAAAAGAAAATCGAAACTGTTCTTGAAGATAAGAATCAGGTTCATTATCTTGAAAAACAAGTTGCTCGATATAACAATCTTCAGTTAGCAAAGAAGGTTACTCTAAACTCCGCTTACGGTGCATTGGGCAATCAATACTTCCGCTTCTTTGATATTCGTATCGCTGAAGGCATCACGACAGCAGGTCAGTTGTCTATTCGTTGGATTGAAAAGAAGATCAACGAGTACATGAACAAACTGCTCAAGACTGAAGGTGAGGATTATGTCATCGCTTCGGATACTGACTCAATCTATTTGAACATGGGTCCGTTGATCAAGAAACTTTATCCTGATACTTCTGACACCAAAAAAGTGATCAAGTTCATGAATAAGGTTTGCGATGATAAGATTCAGCCGTTCATTGATGAGTCGTATGAAGAACTAAAAGAATATGTCAATGCATTTCAACAACGTATGGAAATGAAGCGCGAGTCTTTGGCTGACAAAGCAATCTGGACTGCGAAGAAACGATATATTCTCAACGTGCATGACAGCGAAGGTGTGGCGTATGCGAAACCTAAACTTAAGATCATGGGTCTTGAGGCTGTCAAGTCTTCAACGCCATCTGCTTGTCGTGTAAAGATTAAAGAAGCAATCAATATTGTCATGACACAGACTGAAGATGATCTTCACAAGTTCATTGAAAAGTTCCGTCATGAATTTAAAACACTTCCTGTTGAAGACATCGCATTTCCTAGGTCTGTGAATGGTCTGAAAGAATATGCTGATGCTGCAAATATCTTTAAGAAGGGAACACCAATTCATGTCAAGGGTGCTTTGGTCTACAATCACTTGCTGCGAGAGATGAAACTCAACAAACGTTACCAAGAAATTCAAGAAGGCGAGAAGATTAAGTTCATCTATTTGAAGCAACCAAACATTTACAACAATAACACTCTTGCATTCTTGTCTGGTATTCCCAAGCAATTGGATGCTGAGCAATACATAGATTATGATCTACAGTTTGAGAAATCATTTCTTGAGCCGCTAGACATTATTCTCTCAACAATTAATTGGCAGACCGAAAAGGTCGAATCACTGGATAGTTTTTTCTCATGATTAGTATCGTAATGCCCACTTTATGGAAGGGCGAATTCTATAAAAAAATGCTTCCGATCTTGTCTGCCCATGAGTTAGTGGGTGAGATCATAATTATTGACAATAATCCTGATAATGTCGACAAGGAAATTCTTTCTCTAGGAAAGATCAAATATTTTCCTCAAAAAGAAAATATCTACGTCAACCCTGCATGGAATCTTGGTGTTGAATTATCATCGTACGATCATATATGTTTATACAGCGATGATGTTTTATTTGATCCAGCAGTTATCGATGCAGTCTATCCTTTTATGTCTGAAGACAAAGGTGTGACTGGATTTGCTTATGAGTCAATATCTGAGAGCCATCAATCTTTGTTCAGGGCTGAATGGGAACGACCTCAAATTGTTCCTACGTGGGCATTTCACTACAGATTTGGTATCTGTATGTTTATGCATAAAAACTGTTTCCATAAAATCTCAGATGACTATAAAATCTATTATGGCGATACGCATCAATTTGATTCAAACGCATTGTTGAATCGACAAAACTATAGAATTGAAAACTACGCATGCGTGACAAAAATGAAGAGTTCGTCAGGCAACTTCAACTCTATCATTGAAGAGGACAATAGAAGATATAAAGAAAACAATCCAAGCGAAGGTTTGGTTATGAACTTTATGGAAGAGTTAGAGAAAACTTTATTATGATTTCTGTGATAGTCCCAACAATGTGGCGCGCGCCACACTATAAAAAGATGTTTCCTTTATTGGATAAACATCCTTTAATTGGAGAGATTATTGTCATTGACAATGATACATCACAGACTGATCACAGCATTCTAGATCTAAAGAAAATAGTTTACCTACCACAAAAGGAAAACATCTATGTGAATCCTGCTTGGAATCTTGGTGTGAGTGTTTCTAAACATGATGGATTATTCATCCTGAATGATGATTGTCTCATAAATCCCAATTGCCTAACACAGATCATATGGAAACTTTCTCCTGATAAAGGGATACTTGGATTTTCAGAATTGAGTTATTGCGGATACTCTTTTGAAACATTCGATCAGATGTGTTCCATGGGCATCGGTTCTGTCGTAGAATTTGAGCCAGTAGATGCGTTAAATAACACACGGACTTCTGGAATGCCACATTTCTCTTATGGGAGTGCAATGTTTCTACATAAACAAAGTTACTATACAATTCCAGAAGAATTTAAAATTTATTTCGGTGACTTGTTTATTTTCTTGATGAATTTAAAGCATAAGAAAATTAATTACACAATTGAAGAAGGTTTGGTTTGTACCAAAATGTCATCAACAGTCAGCAACGAAAATCCTCAGATAGAGTATGAGCGAAAGATCTTTAATGATGTGTTTGGAAGATATGAGTTGCTCAATCTAGAAGTAAACTAAATGCTCTATCTCACATTACTCGCAGGGCTGTTGCTTTCAGCAACGGCTGGATATTATTCAATAATCGGATTGATTGCCATCTTTCCAGGTGCAATGCTTCCCATTGTTTTGATGGGCGGTTCTTTAGAATTCGCTAAACTAGTTGCAGCCTCGTGGCTTTATCGTAACTGGAGTATCGCACCCAAGATCATTAAAGGTTACTTTGTATTTGCCATAATCATTCTAATGTTTATCACCTCTCTTGGAACGTTTGGTTATTTGTCAAAGGTTCATCTTGAGTCATCGATTGGAGTTGCTGATAACTCTTTAGAAATTGCTAGACTAGAACAACAAATTGCGAGTGAGCAAAGAAGAATCGACAATGCTCAGAGATCACTCAGTTCTTTAGACTCGGTTGTTGACAAATCTTTTTTAGATGGCGCAAGAATTCGAAATCAACAGAAGGCAGAAAGAGTCTCATTGAATGCTGCAATTGAAAATTCAGATGCTCGAATCTCTGAACTCAACACTCAACTCGTACCACTCCGCCGATCCAACATCGAGTCTGAGGCAAAAGTCGGTCCATTAAAGTATATTGCAGAACTCATTTATGGTAAAGAAGAAGCAGCAAACTACTTTGATTCTGCAGTCAGATTTGTAATCATATTGATTGTTCTTGTATTTGATCCGCTGGCAGTATTGCTTTTAATTGCAGCGAATATAAGTTATACTAATCAAACGAACAACAAACGTTCTTCTGAGCAAAAACCAGTTGAACTGAAACCCAAGAAACCTAACTATGTCATAGAAAAGGTTGATACGATACAAAGCAAAAAGAAAAAGGTTGCTAAATCGAAAGAAGTGGGGTATAATAGTGATGCAAAGGGCATCTACAACTTCATGATGCGCGATGATTTTGGAATTTCTCATACTGATAAGGTGAACAAAAATGAGTCTACTCGAAAAGTTAAAGAAAAACACGACGATTAAAGATACTGCTATTCTTGCAAAGTCCAAGTTCTTTGCTGCAAAGGATATGGTACAAACCAAGATTCCTGTAGTGAATGTCGCATTCTCTGGTGATCTTGACGGAGGTTTTACTCCTGGACTTACGATGTGGGCTGGTCCGTCGAAGCACTTCAAGACTGCATTCAGTCTCTTGATGGCAAAAGCATATCAAGACAAGTATCCTGATTCTGTTGTTCTGTTCTATGACTCAGAGTTTGGTACTCCGCAAAACTATTTCACTTCGTTTGGTATTGATACCGATCGCGTTGTTCATACTCCAATCACGGACGTTGAGCAATTGAAGTTTGATATTATGCAACAGTTGACTCAGATTGAGCGCGGCGAGCGTGTGATGATCGTCATTGACTCAATTGGTAACTTGGCTTCGAAGAAAGAAGTTGAGGATGCGTTGGATGGTAAGTCAGTCGCTGACATGAGTCGCGCAAAGCAAATCAAATCCCTGTTCCGTATGGTGACACCACACCTTACACTGAAGGACATTCCGATGGTGGTTGTAAATCACACCTATAAAGAAATAGGTTTGTATCCCAAGGATATTGTCGGTGGCGGAACAGGTTCTTATTATTCTGCTGATAATATCTACATCCTTGGTCGTCAGCAAGAAAAAGAAGGCACTGATTTGATTGGCTATAACTTTATCATCAATGTTGAGAAGTCTCGTTATGTCAGAGAAAAGGCTCGTATCCCTGTCACTGTTCGCTTCGATGGTGGCATTTCTAAGTACAGTGGTCTACTTGACATGGCACTTGAGTCTGGTCATGTTACGAAGCCAAATGTAGGCTGGTATGCAAAAGTGAATACTGCTACTGGCGAGGTTGAAGCCAAGAAGTGGCGTTTGGCTGATACTGAATGTCCTGAATTCTGGGATAGTATTCTTGGCGATGATGGATTTAAAGAATGGATTCGTAAGAATTATCAGTTCAGTTCTGCTGTTGCTGGTAATCTTTCATCTGAAGTAGACGAGGATGATGATGTTTGAGGATCTAATTGCTAAAGCAGAATTTTGGTACGTCAAGAAATTTTTCAAAGTTGAAAAGCAATACACCTTCTTCGTGGACCTTAATGGTCCACCTGGAAGTTTTGCTGTCAAATTCTTGGGCAAATATGATGGTGTGATTGTTGAGTTCACCGACGTCAAAGTTACTGATGAAGGTTTGATGAATTTTGATTATGATATCATCTCGAATGTAAACAACGTAGACACCAAGAGCAAATCGTTTCAACGATTTACTTCTAACGTGATGCGTAGTATACTTCTGAGTGCAATTGACAATGCGATGAAGGAAGGCAATGAAAACAGAAACACTGATCTTGTCGAATCTGATGCGGAACGAGTCTTTCATGAGGAAGACTCTGCCCTTTCTGAAGAAAGAGTATCTAACCGAAAGTCACGAAAGAAAAGTATTCGAGGAAATAAAGGAGTTCATCCTAAAGTATAATAGTCTGCCCCCAAATGCAGCACTGGAGATCTCTTTAAAAGAATCTACCAAACTCACTGAAGTTGAGTTAAATAAGTCACTCGAACTTCTAAAGGAAATCTCGAATGACAAATCAGAGCAAAAACTCGAGTGGCTTCTTGACACTACAGAAAAGTTTTGCCAAGAAAAAGCAATCTATAATGCTATCATGGACAGCATTCAGATACTTGATGGCAAAGATCAAGCGAGGGGCAAAGGAAGCATTCCTACTCTTTTGTCTGATGCTCTGGGGGTTAGTTTCGATCCTCATATTGGTCACGACTTTTTGGATAATTACGCTGATCGGTATGATTTCTATCATCGCATCGAGAAAAGAATCCCCTTCGATCTTGAGTATTTCAACAAGATCACTAAAGGAGGATTGCCGCAAAAGACCCTTAACATTGCTCTTGCAGGTACTGGCGTCGGCAAGTCTCTTTTCATGTGCCATGTGGCTGCTAGTTGCTTGGTTCAAAACTACAATGTTCTATACATTAC